CATGAGTAACAACAATTGTTTCATTGTCTTTCATTTTAAGCATTCGATCATCTAAATGCTTAACCCCAAACTCTTGTTTTACCTGACGAACTGTCCACTCAAAATCACGAAAAACAACATCAACCTCGTCGTGGTTGTTTTGCTCTAAATAAATCATACTTAGCGGAAATACTTTATAAGCAGGTCCATCGTGTTCTTCGTGCCAATAAGTATACGGGCAAGCTGTGCCATAAGAGACTAAGTCAAGAAATGTCTCGTGTGAAGCACCGCTAAAGTTTGACTCCATACGACTAAGGTAATAATGCAAAATCTCATTTGTTTCATCTACCCATAAACGACCCGCTCTGTCTAACTTATGGTTAGGTGTTCCTCTTACACCAATAGATACCCAAAGGTCACTGTCTGGAGTAAGAAAACTTTTCAGACCACTCGCCAGTTGTGTGCTTGCCCACATGGCGGTTCCATCATAAATCTGCCCTGTGTTACGTCTGCCCGAAACATGACCCCCTTGAAAGTCGCGGCTTGTGGGTCTGACGTATCGGTTAATGTCCTCAAACTGAGTTTCCCAATTACTTCGTCCTTGCTTAGATCGGTTGTATCTATCTATTATTTCTTTTAAAAAATCTTTATTTGGCTGTCTCATAATCCTGCACCTAATGTCGGTCTTCGTTTACTAAAGTCTGATCCACTTGGAGCACTTACTCTAGCTGCAAAACTACCAAAATCAACTCTTCTTCGCTCGACAGAAGGTGTCGTTGCAGCAACAGACTGACGAACAGGTGCGGGCGGACTTGGTGCTGGTGGAGCAGGCTTAAAAATATTTGCCAATTGGTCAAGCGCCGTAGCTATTGGATCAGGCGGAGGGGGGGCTTCAGGGGCAGGGTCACTAAAGAACTGGGAAATAACATCAGGCTCAAGTGAATTATCATTAAAAGTCCGCCACCGACTAAATGTATGCTTAGCCGAATGCTGCGCTACGTAATTACGGTAGCCTTCTTCGTTTAAAGTCCTTCCTGCCTCCGTGGCGAGACCATGAGCCGTTGTAAGATTCTGTTGAAAACGCTCCGTATATAAATAATCACTCACTATCGTCTTCCAAAAAGAGCTGCTAAAATAGGCAACATCCCAGCGAAAGCTGCTCGCTGCTTTGTGTTAAACTGTGACATATCAAAAGAGCCTAGCGGGCTAGGAGCTGCTGATCGTTTAGCTGTCGAATCACTTACCGCTTGAGTAGTGGTTGGGTTTTTCTTCCGTCTTGTTCTTCCGTTAGGGTTGGACGTGTTGCTTTTAGACTTAAAAAGCGACGCCCCTACTGCGGCCATTGCTGAATTGCTATACATTCCCATAGTTTTAAATAAAACACCAATTACGGTATTGTCAAGAAGACAAAATATCATACTCTACTTCCATCATCTTAGTGTCTTTTTGTTTGTGCGAATTATTTGATTTTCTAAAGCCGACACCAAAAGTCCTCATCGCGTCTGCTCCGTGAGATGCCCAATTGTGTAGCGGACTCGTTTTAAATACTTTTCTATCCTCATCCCATTCTTTTTGGTAGCTTGCTAAACAACTAATGCCTCGCTCACAAGCAGAGTCATCAAACCACATCTTTGGCAGGATATTACGTGTCGCCTCAATACCTTCCATAACGCCTAACTTCTGAACAGGGCGTAAGTTACTCAATCCCATTTCACGTAATGTTTGAACCCTTGTTTTTCCTGTAGATAAATCCCTGACCGATACATCCCAAGGAAAGTAGTGCTTGTCATAATGATACGGCTTTTCTTTTAATATTTTTACATAGTGAGCAAGCCCTTCACCACTATTCTCGTAGTAGTCAATAACTCGAATCTCATGCCCCACAATCTGAAAAAACCAAATAGTAGTCGCATCGTCCATGCCCAAGTCCCAACTTGTCACCACACCTACTTTAGACTCCCAAGGCACCTTGCCAAAACGATTGTCTTTTCGTAACCGCTTAATCTGAGTAGCGTAGTATGCTCCCTGCATAGGTGTCTCGAAACTACAAAAGGCCTCTTGCTGAAACAATGCCTCATCTTGCAATTCATCACGCAACTCCCGCAATGATGCAAGCGACTGGTATTTTAATGACTTTGCCGTCTCATGGCTCCAATACCATGACTTACCGTTCGCTTTCGCGCGATTCAATAACGACAACCCATGATTCGGGCCACGAGGCGTGTAGATCCACATTGCCCACCCGTCATTTTGTGCCAAAATAGGAGCTATTAACTTCCAACAATGCGGGTCCATCAAACTCCACTCAGAAAAGACAATGCCTATAGGATTAGACCCTACCAAACTGTCTGGCTTGTCAGCTCCCATGATCTGAAAAACTGAGCCATTCTTTAAATGTAACCGCATCTCAGCGTTTGATTGAGACTCCACCAACTCAGGCGGAAACGCATGGATAAATCGTTTGCCTTCCTTGTCCATCCCATTCCACGCAATACGTCTGCCCTGATTTAAAAAAGGATAGACCATCCAATACGTTCCTATTCGTGCCTGACTAGCCGTGGCACACCAGTTAATACTAAAGTAATCTTTCCCATGACGTCTCGGCCACACACAAACTGCTCGTCGTCCACCTCTTTCTAAATATTGCCAAACTTTTAATTGAAACCAAGTAGGCTGCCAGCCAAATGCAGGGAGTGTTCCGTCCCATTTACTACGCATCTTTTACCTCCAACTCTTCAAATTCCTCATAGTCCGCGTCCACAGCATCAATCACCTGATGTGCCGCTTTCATATTGTCCGTAGTCGCATCCGCAAAACTTTGCAATCTGACCGTAATCGTAGAATCAATCTTCCCTTGGATATCAATGCTTTTAACGTCGCCATATTTCTTATTTAATAAAGTCTTGTGAATATTGATCTCTTCGTTCGGCTTTAAGTCCGTTCGCTTAATCATCTCAATTAAAGCAATCGCGGGATCATAATCAAGGTCCTTAAACAACTTATCCAATTTATCAGCAGCAGACAACTGATCTTCCGCCGTCTTAGTAGCCAAATGCTGCTTCGCCACTTGCTCTTGCAATGTCAACTCCGCCAGACTAGCCTCCCTCTTTAACTGCTCCTTCAATGCGGGGTTCTTTTTCGACAGATTCCTTAAAGCAGTCACTCTCTTCTGCAACTTAACTTCAGGAGACAACACTCGTTTCTTAACAGCCTTCTTCTTAGCCAATGGTTTTTTCTGTTTGTTCCTCCCATTCTTACCTTTCAATGGGATGCCCCTCTTCCTTGTTGTTTGTTTGTCCATGACAATAAATAAGCAAAAAAGGGCAATATTTGCAATAAGGTATTGAAAGTATTGAAGAGGTATTGATTTTTTTTCAACTTTCAATACCGATTTCAGTTTAAGTACTGCTTGATACTCAATGCTTTTGTGTTCGATTTTTGTTGTTGGTATTGAAATATTGAAAATATCTGAAAAAAAAGAGAGATGTTGTTTTTTTTTGAAAAATATCCAATATTTCAATACCAGACCCCTCAATCCCTGCAAACCCCTAAGGTGAGAGGGGAATCAACATCCAATATTCTTTAATACCATCTAATACCATCCCTCTGTAGCCCCGTTGCCTAGCCGTCTGGCTCGGTATTGGCCATATTAACAACGTAATTAGACAAAAATAAAAGTTTCTTAAATTATCGACAGTCGTTTTTCAAATCTTTAAAATAGATTCGCAGGATGTATCATTATTAACACAAGACAGATTTCCCCCATGGGCCCCCAACAGTCGGCCGCACCGATAGCTCTACGCAACCATCCGGATAGTATAATGGGGACCCGCCCCCATACGGCGGTCGCCAGATCGGTAGCTCATGTCATCGGCTCATCGGCTCGGCTCATGTCATCGGCTCATCGGCTCGCAGACCGCTATTCATGGGGCGTGCAGGGCAGTTTCGCACCCCAAGCTCAATTTACCCACTATTTACTCAACCTAACAATCAATCATATACTGTTCACTATCAGTTACTTAAACAATGGAACTTTGTGAACTTATTGATTAACTTATTAACAAACCAAAAAATGATGAATATATATTATGTATTTAACGCTTCAAACTATCATGTATTTACAGGCTCCAAAGAAGAATGTATAGCCTTCAAAGGTAATGATAAAACTTTAACCATTATGGATCACGCTACGTGGTGTTTCTGTAACGACTAACCAAAATATAATCATGAAAAAAATAACCGTAAAACAAAAAGAACTCTCAGACATAGAAGAAGACATCCAATCAACGTGTACCGCAGTTGGTCATGGTGCTGGTCGTCTACTAACATTTGCTTTCCCCTTGATGAGAGCTGGTTTAAAAGCATCAGCGGCCGCTCTAGCAGTTGGAGTAGATCAGGCGAAAAAGGAGTTAGAAAAATAATGGACACTATAATCCTCTTACTATTAACATGGTATTTCACAAAAACATATTACAATGGACAATCTAATTCTAGCAATCGCAATGGGGACAGGTCTGACGTTCAGTCTGATTAAGCTATTCGGACTAAAACTATTACGATATGAGTTTTGGATAGACTTGTTATTCACCATAGGTCTACCTGTAATCCTCTCTGGCACTTTTGCTGGAGGGGTTGTATCAGTGTTTGCAGGGATTACTATGTCATTCCAATTACTAATCATAAGAATAATCATGCCTAAGTCTTTTTGGTGTGATAGTGCGACCAAGCGACCACAGGAACATGAGTCAACTGCATCCTAATGCCAGCACGATTTTTCGTTCCTCAACTCGCACTGATCATTGGATTTAGTGACTCAAAACCCTTTAGTTCCATTGATCTTTCGCGTTTATATAACTGCATCTTTACTACCAGCTAGTTCATTCCAAGCAATCAGCCATTATATCCCAGTTTGGTCGCCCTTGATTTACCAATTTAACATATCGAGAAGAAAGTAAACAATTATCTCCAGCTCCAGTCATCAGAGGCTTGCGGGCATGTCAGACAGAAGTAGTAATTAGTTGTATGACATGCCCGCAAACCACTTCTGTCGGAGTAGTATAATTGTTGACTTTCTTCTTATCCGATATGTTTTCATGGTTTCATCAAGGGCGACCAAACTGGGGAGATATAAATAAAGTCTGACTGCTCTCCATTCACAAAGTTAGCGAGCAAGCTCGGTTGGTTTTTTAGGAAATCAAAGCTCGCGCCAGAAGATATAAATTATTTACAGTCAATCACTTATATACTTGACTAATATATCATAAATTAAGTAAAATATTATCATGCTCAATTAAGGGCATACTTTAACCTAATAACAATAAATAAATATCATGGAAAAAGCACTAATCGTTGACCTAAAAAAATCACCAGATGCAACATTAATCGCCTCTGTTTTGCCTAATGGAAGTACTGTTTTACAAAAGGGATCGCCAGAAATGTTCAAATTCTTTAAGCTATTTGAAGAATGTTACGTAGCTGGATGCAACTGCACTGAAGACGGAACAACATGGGGCAACCATATCCCATCGAACAAGGTAACCTTATGAAGTTTAATCTACAATCTAAGCCTAAAAAAAGGGTAAAACCATTCGGTAAAATTCCATACCGAAAAGAAAAAGATCCATCTTACCCAGAGCACAAAACAGTAAACCGTTGGCAAACAATTGGTATAATGCTAGAGGGTGAAGAACCTCTTGGTATACCTTTACATCTTTGCAACGAAACGCCACAAGGGTTAAAACAATGGGGCAAAGAATATCATAAATCAGATCAAGACCCCGAGTTAATTGAATCAGATAACGGGAACCACCCAAGCGAAAGGACTTGGTTCGCATCTGGAGAAAACGGAAACCAACTTGAAGATATTTATGTTCAATATGGGGCAAGCGCAGCACGTTGGGTGGAACATAATTGGTTAAATTGGGAGGACTACAAACAAATAAAATACCTATCGGATTTCACCGATATGCGTGGAAACCCGCTAAAACCAAATATATATAACGCTTGTAAAGTGGCAGGCTACCAACAACGAAACACGTTTAAGGGAATCAAAAGATGGCAAAAAAAACAACAAGCACGCAAAAGGCTAAAATTACATATTAAGGCTATGAAAGAAGAAACTGTATAAAAATAGGGGGGGGGTTAAAAGCCCCCTTATTCTCAAAAAAATTTTCGCCTTCAGCGGGACGCCTTCAGCGGGACAAGATTGCCTGGATCTTGACCCAGGAAGGGTTGCGCCCCTTCAGACGCTTATCTAGTTAAAACGGCGCCTTCAGCGGGACTCTGCGAGGCAATCTAGTTAACACGGCGCCTTCAGCGGGATTCGGGTTCCGCCCCGAAACGACGGCCATACTAACCAATTCAATACTATGATTAAACAATTCAAAAACATTACATTACTAAACCAAATCATTACTCTCAAAGATCTTAATGCAGGCAATGTCTTCATACTAGATAGTTCTTATGAGGATACTGACGTTCTTTATATAAAAACTAATAAGCAAGATTCTAATGATATTACTGTTGTTGATCTTCTTAACGGTGATGTTGTTTTCTTTCATCCAAATAAACCTGTTATTGCTTGCCTTGTTCATGAACTTAAATATGAAGAAGCATAAAATTTGTCATAACTACAATTAATATATGAAAAGAAAAGCTGTTACAGCGGAAGAAATTTTAAATGGCAAACCTATTAAAAAACATGTCCCTAATGATATGGTTGCTGTTATGCATTATGGTCACAAAACTGCTGGAGAAATCCAATATGTTCATAAAGACGCATTACGTCGTTCCCAACGTCCAAATTATGGCACTTGTCTCAACAATAGATAAATTATTAATAACATTTATTTGGTGTGATTCGGCGGACAAGCGAAAACAGAACATGTGATCCACAACGATCGGTCAGGATAATTATTTCCTCTGTCATAATCATCCTTCCTCGATCTTATGGGAACACAGATCCTTATTTCCATTGTCCTTTCGCGTTGTATTAGTTGATAATAAATTTCACGGCACGGGGACTAGCCGTCCCTGCGACCCTGTCATAATAAAATCTAGTTAACAAGGCCAAGAGGTATCTTGGATCTCTAATCAACCAACAGTCGGCCGCCACACAAGTGATGCCATACACCCTACGCCCGAAATTATGAAAACTTTTATCTTTATACTTATGTTACTCGAATCCAACGGCGACCCGTCAGCAGTTGGTGACAACGGAAAAGCAATAGGTTGCTTGCAAATACACCCTGTTCTTGTCTATGATGTCAACCGCATAGCTAATACAAAATACACCCTCAATGATCGTCTAGACCCAGTCAAAAGTCAGGAAATGGCGTTTATATACTTTCGTCATTATCTAGGCAATTCTGCTAAACCAGAAGAAATGGCTAGGCTTTGGAACTCTGGCCCTGATTGGAAAAACAAAAAACATCTTACTAATAACTACTGGAAAAAATACAAAAAAACATACTATGATTTTTGCGTGACCTTACGTGCGTCCCAATAAAGGTTCGGTTATATTTCCTTTATTGGGTATTCATGTGTCCGATCCGCCTCTCGTCGGCAAACGTAAGGAGAGAGGCACTAAATTTATTATGCCTTGGAAAACAGAAAAACAAGTTATAAGAGACACAATTCATGATCGTGTTCGCACGCTTTCTCCATCTCAAAGAAAAGAGATAAAAGAATTGTACACTAATGGGCAACTTAACGGTGTTCAGTTAGCTGATATGTTCGAAGTGTCGACTGCTACTATTTATCGAATCATACACCCAGAAAAATATAAAAAATACGGGAAAAACAGATATGAAAAGAATAAAGAACAAATACTAAAAGACCATAAAACAGAAGAATATAAAACTCATCGTCGTTTTATGAGACACGACCTTAACCAATACAAAAAAAGCTTATGATTAAAACACTATTAACACTTTCACTTTTAGCGATTACATGGATCGCTGGATATGCCATCGGAACCGTTTGTCGAATTCTCGATGATAAAACCAACAATAAAAGCGCTGTTGTGTGAAGCATTCACGCACGGCTACAACCTAGGAAAAAATAATGATTACAGTAAAACATGGTCTACAATCACTAACAATCGAAGCAGCAACAGTTGCGGAGATTCAAGCAAACGAGAACATTCGAGCTGTTCTTGGATTCGGCGAGTCAGTGAGATACTTAAAGAACGGCGTTGAAACAGATTCTTCAACCGTCCTTTACAGTGGCGACACAATCACAGTCGAACAAAAAGCCAATTCAAAGGCTTAATTATCATAGGAGTCTAGGCTAATCAGTCTAGGCTCCTATTTACTTTTTATACTATGACACCAGAAATTATAATAAACGAAACCGGATCATTTGTCCGCACCTTTACTGACCATCCAATTAGTAATGAGACAATCTTAAAAGAGTATTTTCAAGACGAAGAAAAACTTAAATGTGTTAATAATGTGTTTAAATTACACAATCGTAAATGGGATTTGTATACACAAGGCGAATTAGTTGCTGCTGTTTCACACATAACCGACATACCCGTCAATGCCGAATGGGTTCCTAACGATAACGGAATTATTAAATTAGCTCAAAACGGGGCCCAAGTGACTGTAAGAGCTACTATGAATGTTTCAACTGGCACTAAACCTTGGTTACTTGTTGTATATAATCGTTCGTTGTATTTGCTTAAATATACTGATACTCAAGTGTATGCTGCTCCGTTACCAAACTTTTTTGACGACGGTAAAATGTGCGTAGGCGACAACAATGTTACCGCAAGTACATTACAAGATTGTGTAGATTCTCTTATGTCTACTTTTCTTAATGCAAGCTATAATACCGATTTGTTTTATACAGAAGATCGTAAATTCTTACAAGGTATTCTTCAAGACGACGGTTCATTGCTTCATGCACCAGAACCAATAGATGAAAATAATTTAAACGTAGTAAGTGGGAGGCTTTTAGAAATATATGAACACGCAATTTCAAGACTTAGTTAATAACATTCCTCAAGATTGTTCAAGAAACACACAGGCTAACGTCAGCTTAAGAAAAATGCTTCTATTATGTTTTAGAATGAAAGACTATCAATTTACAGAGGAACAAAATCAAACAATATACAACATTATGGAGCAGTTAAATGATTTTGCAGTCCAAAACACCAATCAACGTGAAGACCAACAAAGGAAAATAAATAGATGTATAGATTACTAATAGCAGGCGCGGGCGGTGTGACAAGTTACTTGTTGCCTGTCCTTTTAAAGACCTTCAAAATAT